GAGCGCGAGCGGATCGAAGCGGTACGCGAGCAAGCCCGGCGGCGCACCGAACAGTTGACGCGGCTGTTCGGTAGCCGCGGAAGCCTCGGCTTCGGCGGTTCCGGCTCCGGCGGCATAGGCTTCTGACGTGGCACCCCCGGTTCCCCCTAAATCGCGCGCGGATCAAGTCAGCGAGGCGTCCGCCAAAATCGTCAAGGAGGCAATGCAACGGCGCGCCGACGCGCGCGTCGGCAAGTCGCAGATCGAGGGCGATCTTCGCAACTGCTATTACTTCGCCGCGCCGCGCCGTGCCCGGCAGATGTCGTCGGCCGCCGGCGCCCAGTCCAAGCCCGGCGACGACCGCAATCTGCAAACCTCGATCGGCTTCGAGGTCTCCGACGATTTCATGACCATGCTCATAGAGACGTTCACGCCGCGCGAAGGCTGGTGGGCGGAACGGCGGATGCCGACCGAGCCGGACGAGGACGGCGAGGAAAACCCGGATATCGTCGAGTGGAACAAGGCGATCAGGGCCGAGGACAAGAAGATATTCGACCTAATCAGGGGGTCGAATTACTATGCCGAAAAAGCCAAGGCCGGAGTGCCGGACGCGGCGGTCGGACTTCTCGGGCTGCTGATCGACTCTCCGGGCCGCGGCAAGCCGGTTCAGTGCCTCGGCATACCGATCCGCGAGATCGATATCGAACTAGGGCCGGATGGGCGGATCGACTTCCGTTCGATCACGCGGCCGACGAAATATCGCCACGTCAAGCCGCTTCTCGGCAAGGAGATTTCCGGTCGGCTGCCCAACGAGATCGCGAAGAAAATCAAGGAAAAGCCGGACGAGCGGGTCGAAATTTCCTGGATGTGGTGGCGGAATTGGGAAAACGAGAACGACGTGGAATGGAAACGGGTCGTCCTCGTCGACGACAAGCGCGTCGATGACGGAGAACTGATCGGCGAGGGGGCGTGCCCGTTCGTCGTCGGGCGGTTCGGCGCCACGCCGGACTACGCCTGGCCCGACGGCCCGCTGATCAAGTCCCTGGCCAATCTGGCGCAGATCGACGAGTTGCGCGCGGCGCTGATCGACAATGTGGATTTCACGCTGCGCCCGCCGAAGGCCTATGAGGACGATGGAACGATCAATCTCCCGGCCGACGGTCTGGAGCCGGGCACCTTCGTTCCGAAGCGCCCGTCCGGCGGCCGGCCGGCATTCGAGGACATCTACGAGCCGCGGCCGATCGAGGCGGCGATGTTCGAGTTGAGCGGGCTTGTCGAGGCCGTCCGGCGGTTGCATTACGTCGATTTTCCCGAGCAGAAGGGCAAGACGCCGCCCACCGCCACGCAATGGATCGATGAATTGGTCATCCGGCAGCGGCGGATCGGCACGCCGGGCTTCGCCTATTGGCGCGAGGAGCCTTACGAGACGTTTCAGCGGTTCCGCTATCTCGGCGAGCGCATGGGCAAGGTGCGGCGGATCGAGGAGATCGGCGTTCCGGGTGGCATTTCCTTGCAGCCGTACAATCCGGCCGAGCGGGCGCAGGACAGCCAGGAGGTGCAGACGGCGGTGCGCTTCGCCGAGATCGGCCAGGCGGTGGCGCCGACGATGTGGCAGGTGATGAACGACGAGGCCAAGACGCTCGCCAACCTCAAGGCCAAGATGCGCGACGAGATCATTGCCCTGCGGCCGGCGGAGGAGGCGGCGGAGCGCATTCGGCTTCTGGCCTCGCTCGGCGAGCAGGCGCTGGCCGCCGGCATCGGCCAGCAACGAAGCGGGGGGGAAGAGCAATGACGGAGCGAACGGAAGAGCGGAACGCACTCGTCCGGCTCGGCTTGACCAACGACGGAAGGACGCTGTTGCAACGGCTCTTTCTGGAGTTGCAGACCGTCGCGCCGCCGGGTCTCGAATATGGTGCGTTGAGCGAATTGAACGGCCGCCGCAGTCTAGCCCGCGAATTGATCGAAGGATTGACGCGGGACCATGCCCCCAGTCGAACAGACGCCGCAGAACCCGAACTCGCCGCCCGCCGCGACCGCGCCGGCGAATCCGGGGAACGACCCGCCCGCCGAGGCGCCCGCTGGCCCTATCCCAGCGGCCCCGCCGAGCCGGCCTGACGGGCTGGCCGATCATTTCTGGGACGAGGCGACCGGGGTTCGCACCCCGGAATTGGTCCAGTCCTACAACGAACTTGCCGCGGAACAGGCCAGACAGGCCGAGATTTTCAAGGATTTCCCGCAAAACCCCGCCGACGCCGGCAAGTTCTATGTCCTGCCCGAAAACATGCTGCCGGAAGGCGTGGCGCTTCCCGAAGGCACCGCGTTCAAGGCGAACGAGGAATTGCTGAACCAGGCGCTTCCCGTGCTGCACAAGCACCGGGTCGCGCCGGAAGCGTTTCAGGATCTGGCCCGCGCCTTCAACGCGCACGAAGTCGAGCGCTACCGGACGGCGATGAATGACTTCGCGGAGGACGGCAAGAAGCTCGGGCCGAACGGCGCCGCGCGCCGCAAGGCGGTGGACGACGGGCTCAAAGCCCTGGCCGGCGACAAGGCGTCATTCATCGACGCCACCGCGATTTCGGCCCAGGCCGTGGAGTTTTTCGAGGGTCTGATCGCGCGGTTCACGTCGCAGGGCGGCGTCACTCCGAACGGCGGGGGACGGGCTGACGACCCGCCGCCGCAGCCCGTGAATCCCTGGGGGAGTTGGTCGCCCGGCGAAACGTCTCAACAGAAGGCTAGTTGACCATGGCAACGCTGTCTCAATACGTCACGCTCTCCGACATCGCCAAGGAAACATTGCCCGACGGCAGTATCGCGGCGGATGCGGTCAACATGCTCGTGCAGGACAACGAGATTCTGGACGACATGACGTGGGAAGAGGCCAACGGCGGCTCCTTCCATCGCTCGGTTCAGACGATCAGCATTCCCGAGCCGACGTGGGTTCGCTACTACGAGGGCGTCGCGCCGACCAAGAGCGACAAGGCGCAGCTCGACGAGCCGATCGGCATGATGGAGAATCGCTCTGTCATCGACAAGCGGCTCTACGATATCAGCCCGAATCCGGCGCGGACGCGGCTCAATCAGGCGTCCGACGTGCTGGAAGGCTTCAACCAGTCGTTCGTCGAAACGCTGCTGACCGGGGCGTCGACCACGGCGCCGGCCAAGTTCAACGGCATCCTGCCGCGCTTCGACTCGCTGAGCGGCGTCACCGGCGACAACATCGTCGACGCCGGGGGGACCGGCTCGGACAACGCCTCCATCCTGCTCGTCAACTGGGGCCGCCGCGCGTTCGGCGTCTATCCGCGCGGGTCGAAGACCGGGATCGAGCACACGGACAACGGCCTTCAGGAAGTGCTCGACGCGAACAGCCGGCGCTTCACCGCCTACGAGGACAAGTGGGAGTGGAAGTGCGGGCTGGTGGTCGAGGACTGGCGGCATGTCGTTCGCTCGGCGAACATCGACAAGTCGAACCTCGTCGCACAGTCCGGCGCTGCGGCGATCCTCGAACTGATGGCCGCGATGGTCGACAAGCTCCCGACCTCCGCCGGCCGTCCCGCCTTCTACGTCAACCGCACGGTGCGGACGATGCTTCGCATCCAGTGCATGAAGCAGGCCAACGTCTACCTGACCGTCGGCAACGAGGAAGGCCGCCGCAAGATCATGTTCGACGGCATCCCGATCCGCAAGGTCGACAAGATGCAGGCGGACGAAGCCCGAGTGACCTGACCGCCCGGAAACTGAAAGGCAACAGCAATGCTGATCGACTCTCAAAATTCCTTCTCGTGGGAAGACGCGGTCACGGCGGATACGATTTCCGAGAACGTGATGGATCTCCTGTCCGGCGCGATCAAGGGTCTCACCGCCAACACGATCCGCGACATCGGCGCCGGCAAGGCGCTCTACCTTCACGCGGTGGTCACCACCGCGCTGGCGTCGTCGGGCGAAACGACCTCGCTGATCGCCACGCTGGAGTCGGATTCGGCGGTCGGCCTCGACGCCTCCGCCACGGTCCACCTGACCAGCGACGAGTTCGAGGAAGCCGATCTCGTGGCCGGCACCTGGATATTCAAGGGCGTGCCGCTGCCTCCGGGCGCTTACGAGCGCTATCTGGGCATGCGCTACGCGGTCGGCGCGGAGGAGGATTTCACGTCCGGCAAGATTTCCGCCTGGATCAGCGAGAACCGTTACGACGACCGCACCTATGAGAGCGGCTGGTCTACCGGAGTGAATTGATGGCGCGATACCGGGCCAAAGCCAATCTGTTCGTCAAGCGGCTGATCGTCGAAGGCGAGGCATTCGTCTCCGACGCCGTTCCGGGCAAGAACTGGGAGCCGCTTGACGACGAAGCGCACGCGGCGGTCGCCGCCCGCTTCGGCAAGCCGGTGCCAGTGCCGAAGCCGACGCCCGAGGCCGAAGTCGTGAAGCCGGCGCTAGAGCCGACGACTGAGCTGCGGGCAACGCCAGTGGCGGAACCCGCGCCCGTGGCGGAGCCGATGGCCCAGGAAGGCGCGACGCTGGCCGCCAACTGGCGTTCGCTCCACTGGACGAAACAGGTGGAGATGGCAATCGCGCTCATCGGCCCGTTCACGGTGCCTGACGGCAAGACGCAGGCGATGGTCGCGAGGGAAATGCTGGAAGCCGAAGAAACCCGGCGCTCCTAGGCGGCGAGGAACTGACGGAGAGAAACATGGTCAACTGGACCTTCAAGACGCTTCCCGATGATGTCCGGGATGCCGTTGTCGGGAGACCGGCGCGCCATCCCGACTCGCAGGTCTTCTACGTCCGCCCCGGCACCGACGCCTTGCAGGAGGCGATCGACGCGGCGGAAGCCGCTCGCGGCGATATCCTCGCCGTCCGCCCCGGAACCCACACGGTCACCGAGGCCGTCAATTTCAACAAGGCGGGCATTCGTGTCATGGCGGTCGGCCCGACCCTCAACCCGCTGGCGCAAGGCGAGTATCACGCCCTCCTGGCCGACGAGGGCTATACCGACGGGCCGGCCGGGATCATCACCGCGCGCTGCATCATCGAGGGCTTGGGTTTCGTATCGCGCGACACCGGCGCCACGTTCTTCGCCGGGGCCGCGCTCCTGATCGGCGGCGCGGCGGCGGGCGCCTTCGGCGTGCATCTCAAGCACTGCCGGTTCCCGAAATGGAACGTCGATAATCGCATTGGGCTGGCGATCGCCGGCGGCGCGGCGGTGAGCGATTGCCTGATCGAGGAGTGCTCGTTCGAGGGCGTCGGCGCCGCCTTTGACGCTGGCATCTACGTCCAGGGCTCCGTCGAGAACCTGGAGGTTCGTCGTAACCGCTTCCGCCAATGCACCTACGCCATTCAACACGGCGCCTTCGCCGGCGGCGGCCCGCACTGCTTCTACCACGAGAATCTGTGCGAGGACGCCAAGCTTCTTAACGCCGACGGCAACGACGCCACGGGCCTGATCGCCGGCAACTGGGTGGAGACGGCGACCGACACCGGCAGCTACGACGACACGGTGGACGCGCTGAATGCTCTCGGCTTGTATTTCGCCGGCAACCACTACGCCGAGTAACGAGTCCTCCCCGACTGGTGCGTTGCGTCGAACGGGCGCGGGGGTGAAACCTCGCGCCCATGGCCTCCAAGCTCAGCATCATAAACGACTGTCTGGCGAACACGGCGAACGCCAGAATCACCCAGGCGCAACTCGATCAGGTGCCGTCGGACAGTCTCGACGCAAACGATGCGCTGTTTCTCGCCGACACGGCGGCGCGCGGCTACAACCGCGAACTCGCGCTGCTGCTGCAACGCCATCCCTGGCCATTCGGCCTCGCCACCGAGGCGCTTGATCAGGCGGCCGAAGCCGAGAATCCATCGAATCGATACGGTTACGCCTACGATTGGCCCTATGGGGCGCTGTGGCTGAAAACCGTCGAGAGCCCAGGCGGCGGCGCCCTCGATTACGAGATCCTCGGTCAATATATCTGCGCGGATTACGACGGCACGGACGACGACGCGCCGGTCGCCTCCTTCGTGCAAACGCCGCCTGTCGCCGATATTTCCGAGCTGTTCTGGGCCGTGCTTCGGATCAAGCTGGAGGTTGTCATTCTCCGCTCGGTAAACGAGGACTATTCCGAGGCGACCCGGCGCGACCAGATCGCCGAGGGTCTGGTGCTGCCGATCGTGCGCACCCGCACAGATCAACAGCAGCCGCCTCGCCGCGGCTTCCGCTCGACCATGCGCGAGGCGCGCCGGACAGGCGGGTCGGGGTAGATGTCGCTCCCCGCCCTGACCTTTTCCCAGAAAGATTTCAGCGCCGGACAGATCGACGCCGAGGCGGCGCGCCGCGACGACATCAAGTTGCAACGGGCCAGCCTCAAGGCCGGCGCCAATACACGGATCCTAGCGACGGGCGGGCTTTCGCGGCGCTTCGGACGGGCGGCCTATAATCTGGACACCGGGCGCACCGAGATCGCGCGACTGTCCGATACCCTGGAATTCGAGTTTCTGTTCGGCGACCGCGTGCTGCGGATTCGCGATTCGGACGACGCTGTTGTCAACGAGGTCGGCGGCCTGCCGTGGACGCTTTCGACGCTCGACCGGATCAGGTTGGCGCAAGCGGAGCGCGATTTCGTCATTTTCCATCCGGGGCAGCGCCCCTATCTGTTGTCCTACAGCCTTTCCTCGACGCCGGAAGCGGGCGACGGCGAGGCCATCGGCGACATGATCGACACGCTGGCTTTCCCCACCGTGGAGGCGACGAACAGCAGCGCCGAGAATTCGCAGACGACTTCCCACGACGTGGCGCTGCCCGCCGATATCGCATTGGACGATTTGCTGCTGATCTTTTTCCGTACAAGCGGCACCCCGACGACCCATAACACCCCGGCCGGCTGGACGCTTCTGGACAATATGGGCGTCTATACGAGCATCTTTTACCGCGTCGCCAATGGCGGCGAGGGCTCGACGCGGACGATCTCGACCAGCGACTCGCGTCGGTCGGCGCACAACAGCTATCGGATCAGAGGATTCAAGGGCGTACCCGAAGCTGACTTTGCCGCCACCGAAACGCTCGATCCGCCCAATCTGGCGCCGTCCTGGACGGAGCGCAAGACGCTGTGGCTGGCCATGGCCTCGGCACGGGGCACGGGCGGCACGCCGTCGATCACGGCGGCGCCGGCGAGCTACACCGACCTGTTGGCGATCAACGCGACCTCGGGCGGCGCGCTGAACGAAAACAAGGCAGCGATCGGTACCGCGCGGCGGAATTTGCAGGCCACGTCGGAAGATCCCGGCGTTTTCACGGCAACGAACAATGAGAGGACGCACGCCGCGACCGTGGCTATCCGTGGGGAAGGGCCGGACGAAGCATTCGACGGCGAAACGAGTAAAGCCGCCGCCGATTGCGTTCGCGCCACCGACGACACGGAGGCTTATATCGGCCTGGATTTCAGCGCCGATCCGCAGCGCATCTCCTCCGCCACGGTTTACGGATCCTCCAATCGCGGCTTCATCTCCCTGACCGACGGCACCGAGGCGAACCCCTCCGTGACCCTGACGCTGCGCGGCAAGAACAGTTCCGTCCCGTCGTCGCCTTCGGACGGAACATCGCTGGGCACCGCGACATTCACCGATACCGGCGACGAATCCGCCGGGCGCACCATCGCATCGACCGACACGACGACGACATACGATTATGTGTGGGTGCAGATCGCGCACGACGCCGCGGCGAGCCGCTACATCTATTGCGCCCAATTGGAAATCGTCGTCTATTCCGACACGGCGGCGGAGCAGTGGTCGTTCCGGGCCTTCCGATTCGGCGAGACCGCGGAGGGCGCCAAGCGGCAGCCCTATTTCCGCTACGCGCCGAAAGGCATCGTCATGACGCCATCGGCGCGCACGGGCAGCGGCATCGATCTGACGTTCAGCTCGCCCGTGCTCGACGCCGCTCATGTCGGCGTGTCCTTCCGCTACCACGACCGCGAGATGATCATAACGGAGGTCACGGACGCCTCGACCGCCAAGGCCAATGTGGTCGAGACGCTGCCGCCGACCCGGCGCGTCGATTGCACCAACGCCAACGCTCGTGATTCCTTCAAGGTCGGGCAGGTGGCTATCGGCGGGACCACGGGGGCGGAAGGATTGATCGTCGACACCAATGGCGCGCAAAGCCTCGATATCGTCGTCTACAAGGGCGACAACTTCGCGGCGGCGGAAAGCCTGACCTCGGAAACCGGACATGCCACCATCACCGGAACGCCGACCGAGCAGACCATCGTCGGAAGCCAGGTGTGGGACGAGGCGGCGATGAGCGATTTTCGCGGCTGGCCCCGGTGGGGCGTTTATGACCGTTCGCGGCTGATCATGTGCGATTTTCCGCAAGCCTCGCGCGCCATCGCGTTTTCGGCGGTCGGCGCCATTACCGATCTCGCCGTTGGAGCCGATCCAGCCAGCGGATTTCTCGAATTCGCGCCGGGCAATGGGCGCGTCCTATCCGTAATCGGCGGAGCGGACCAGTACGTCCTGACCGATCAGGGCGCGATGTATATCCCGATTTCGGAAACGAACCCGCTGCAACCTGGCAGCGTGGCCTTCCGCCCCATCGCGGCGGTGGGCGCCGCCGACGTGGCGCCGGTGTCGATGCACGAGGGCATCGTTTACGTGGCGGCGAACGGCAACTCGCTGGTCGCCATCGTGCCGACCGGACAGACCGCGATGCCCTATCGCGTCGCCGCGATTTCGGAATTTCATTCGGACCTGTTCACCGGCATCAAGACGATGGCGGCGATGACTGGGGGCGGCACATCGACCGAACAATATCTGTGGCTGTTGCAGGACGACGGCACGGCACTTGCCGGCAAGTTCGATTCGTCCAACGAATGGGCCGGTTTTCTGCCGGTGACGGGAGAGGGCACGATCCAATGGCTGACCGCGCTCGGCGCCGACGTGCGGTTCAATGTCCAGTATCAGGACAGCCTCGATCTGCCGTGGGCGATGGAGCAACTCGACGAAACCCAATATCTCGATTGCGGCGTGCCGCTGAACGCGGCGGTTCCGTCGCTCCGCCCCGATCCCGACACCGCCGAGGGCCGGCTGTGGTTCCTGGCCGGGCTTACCGTCAATCTGATGGATGGCGATACCTGGCTCGGCGCGCGCGCGGTCGATTCCAACGGCGATATCGTCGAGGAGGCCGGCGACGATTTCTCGGCATCGACGGTGATGGCGGGATTCGGCTTCGACGTGGAGGTCAAGCCGTGGGTGCCGGATCGGCCGGAGGGCGAGGAGCGCGGCCAGAGGCTTCGCCTGCGCCGCGTCAAACGCGCTGCGGTCACGGTTCAGGGCACCACGGAGTTCACCTTCATGGGGCAGACGTTCGGCGGCGCGGCGGCGGCCGGCGGCACCTATCGGGCCCCGGGCCAGATCAGGGCGTTCGAGCCGGAAATCGTCTTCGCCAAGACCATGCCGGGGCCAATGACGATCATCGAAATCGCCGGCGAGGTGACGACCTGACCGTTCTCCGCTATGATCGCCGCATGAAGCGAGCATGGCTTTTCATCTTGGACATCTGGGAAGAGCCGCAGGGGAAGATATTCCTCATCGCCGCCGCGCTGATTTTCTTCTACACCCTGTTCAACGGCCCGCTCGGCGGCGGCGAGGGCTGCGATTGGGAACTCGGCGGCCGTTGCAACTAATCGACCGGCGGGTCGATCATGTAGCGGAACATCTGCCTGACGCCGAGATAGGAATTGAAGGGGATCAGCCGTTCTCTGGCGGCCTTCTGGCCTTTCTGTATTTCCTCGCCTCTGGCCAGCGTGATCGGAATGCCGGCGACGCGGCCCATGTCCTCGATCAGCGCGGCGGACGGCCCCATGACCGAGGACAGGTTGCGGTTTCTCAGCCGGTCGGACCCGGCCTGGGATTCGTCGAATGCCGTGATCGGTCCCTTGATAGGATTGACGCCGACCAGCTTCTCGAAGCTGTTGGCGAGCTGCATCGGCACCATGATCAGGCCGCCATAGTCGAGGCCCTCGGCGATCCACCATCCGGGATTTTCGGCGAATGACGGCACGTCGCGGTTCGTGGCGATGGAGCGCAGCGCGACCACCATCATGCCGAGCGTGGTCAGCGACACGGCACCGGCGAGAAACCGCGCCGGACCTTCCTGCAAGCCGCGCAGAAGAATGCGCTGGTGGGAGGCGATATTGAAGGTGTTGAACTGGAACAGCATTCGCCCCGTCGGCGTGTTGGCGAAGAGCGGGATATCGGCGACCGAGCGGGTGACCACCTGGGTATCGATGTCTTTGTTCATCGCCCCGCGATAGGCGCGCACGGTGGCCTCGTCGGTCCACCTCTCGGTGTTGGCGACCCGAACGCCCTCGACCGTCTCGCCCCATTCGTCGAACTGCCGCGCGATTTTGCCGGCCATGGCCTCGTCGATGCCGAGATACGCCAAATACTGGCGATCCCGCGCGCCAGACGCGGCGAATCGCCGCGCCGTATCGACGATGCGATGCTGCGTCGCCACGGCGGCAATGGAGCGCATCGAATCCGTCCATATGCGAATGCCGTTCCACGACGAGGCAACCTCCACCATACTCGCCATGAACGTCTCGACGGGTCCGCGCGGGGAATAGAAATTTGTGATATCGGCGAGCGTGGCGAGACGGCCCGACAGCACCCGGTCGCCGATGTTGCCGGCAAGCTTGGCCTCGCGCACGCTCATCTTGAACGCCGAAGGATGCGAAACCGCCTGGCCCACGGTGCGCATGAATGGCCGCATCCCATGAACCATCATGGTTCGCACAGCCTCGGGGAACGAGGACAGCGTGACCTGGCCCATGACGCGAATATAGTTCAGCATGTTCGCCATGCGCGTCATCCTGGCGAAATTCGTTCCCTCCTGGCCTAGATTGTAGGTGCCGCGAAGGAGGTCGCGCACCCCTTCAAGGTCGCGGAGGGCGGCACGCTCGGCATTGCCCAGGCGGGCGAGCTTGCCGGCGGCGGTCGTTTCGGATCGCAATCGGCGGAAATCCTCGCGCACGGCCTTGATCTGCTCGGCCATATCGACCGAGCCGAATTTGCGGGCGAGTTCGACATCGGTGCCGATCACATGCTGATAGCGGCGGCCGACGAGATCGATGTCGCTGTGCAGCCAGCGCTCGATCATCTCGTCGGGAATGAGGAAGGTGCGGCCTCGCCACGGCCCGCGTGTACCGATGCTCGGGGTCTGCGGCCCGAGGAAATCGGCGCTTCGGCCGGTGAGTTTGTCGAACACCTCGTTCGCGATGTCGCGAGCGTTACTGTCGATTTCGAGATCGCTCAAGTCGCGACGGCTCTCGGCGATGCGGCGGATCGTCCTATCGACAATGCGATCGACGGTCTTGGACCTGACCGCCGACGGCTTGCCGGCCCGCTCGACGCGCCTGTCGCGAGCCTTGAGCGCCGCTTTGGCCCGCCGCGCCGAGCGCCCGCCCCAGGCCATGACCTCTTTCTCGATTTCCGCCCGCGCTTCGTCCCTGGCCGTTCTCGCCGCCGCCAGTTCCGGCGACTCCCCGCCGGGCCGCGCCTCCAGCCGGGCAATCTTGTCCTCGGCCGCCGCCGCGCGGTCGCGCAGCCGGTTTAGCCGTCCGGCGGTCTCGCGCTCGGCCCGCAAACGAGGCTGTATCCATTCGACGACCGTGTTCTTGAACAGGTGCTCCTCGGCCTCCAGCAGTGGCCGGTTATAGATGCGCGAGAAATAGCTGATCGCCGTCTCGGGCGCGATGTCGGCGGGGAGAATGCCGAGATCGACGGCGGCATTCTTGAGCGGCTCGAAAACCTGCTCGCGCCATGCGCGGGCGGCGGCGGCGACCTCGGGGGTCTCGTTTTCATCGCCTCGCCGCATCGCCTTGCCGACGGCGGCCGAGAACTCTGAGCGCGACAGGCCGGCGGTGCCGGCGCGCTTGCGGTAGGTCGAGAAGGATTCGCGCGTGCCCTCGACGGCGCGCATCAATCCGGCGTTCCATTCCTTGCGCAGCGTCTCGACCGCCAGCGGGGCCGCCTGGCCGGCGTCGGCGCCCTTGAGATACTGCGTCATCTCGAACAGGTTAAACGCCGTGTCGCGAACCGCCGGGCTCGGGCTTTCGGCAAGCCGCAGGCCGGGCACGATCCAAGCCGTCGCCTTGACGGTGAGACCGGCCGCCGTTCCTCGGATGGTCAGCGCGTCGATATCCGGTCCAGGCACGCGCTGGGCTCCCGCCGCCGCGCCGACCGGCATGGGGAAGGCGTCGTTTTCGGCGGCGCGGGGACCAGGCGGGGCGGCAAGTTCGCTGTCGATAGCGCGGCTCATCGTCCGCCACTCGGCGCGGTTGACGAGGCGCGACCCGCCGGCGCCGAGAAGGCCGCCGAGCAGCACCGCGCCGCCGATTGCGACGGCGCTTTCGCCTGCCGTGCGGAGTTGCTGGGTCGCTTGCAGTCCCGCTTCCTGGATCGAGACAGCGGCGCCTGCGGCGAGCCCGACATTGAGGGCGGAGCGGGCGACTGAAAGCCCTCCCTTGATGCCGCGCACGAAAGCGCCTCCGGGAATCAGTATGGTCGGGTCGGCGATATTGGCGAGCAGGGTGAGCGGCACGCTCATCCAGGCCGGCTCCGCGTCCATGATCCGGCGCTCCTCGATCTCCCGCTCGATATCCTGGCGAACCGCCTCGAAATGCGCGCCGTTGCGGACATTCACGAAGCGCTCCCAATAGGCCTCAAGGGGCTTGCCCTCGATCCGGTCCCAGGCCGAACCGAATGTCGGGTCGGGCTCGCGCGAGACGCCGAAGGCCTCCGACGCGGCGAGTGAGACGATGAGGTTGTCATAGGAGAAATGTGCTTTGAGCGCTTCGCCGAGACCGGGCCGAACGATCTCCTCGTCCGGTTCCTCAGTGCCGAGCGCACCCGGCGTCGCCTGCATGCCCTGCGGCGTGCCGAGCAGGCGCAACGGCATCTCGCGGTTCAGATCGACAACGGTCATTGCGGTTGCGGCCCCTCTAGAATCTGATCGGCGCCGGTCTCGAACAGGCCGGGGTCGGCCGGACGCGGGGCATTTTGAGCCGCCCTGAATGCTTCGGCCCGGAGGCGGGTCTGCTCGGACCTGAGCACGGCGGGATCGGCGGTGAAGGCGCGGCCCGCGTCGAGCGTATGGACAATGTCGTCGGCGTCTCTCCAGAACAGCAGATAAGGCACCGGCCGGCCGGTCTTCCAGGCATCCGCCGTGAGGCTGGGGATGGGCAGCAGGCGGAGGTCTTCGCGCTTCGCCGCCATGCCGGTTTCCGCTTCGATGTCGGAAAGCGCGGCCGCGGCTATCGCTTCCGACGGATTTTCCAGCCCGAACAGACCGGGCGCGCTTTCCGGCGGGTATCGGCTCACAATGTCGGCGCCGTTGACGCTGGTAACGCCCCAGACGCGCTTCAATTGCGCGGCCGCGAGCGTCTTTGCGCTGGCGGCGTCGCCGCTTTCCATGTAGCGCTCGCGGAAGAGCTCGGTGTAATCGGAGAACATGGCCCGCCGCGTCTCCGGGTCTTGGCCTATCGTCGGTTGGCCCGGCCACCATGGTGCCGGGTCGAATGCCGATTCGAGATGGGAAAGCGCGAGTTTGTCCTTGACGATCTTGTCGATGTCCTCGCCTTTGACCTGGGCGGCGACGCGCGATTTGTACTCCGGCGTGTTCGCCTCGGCGAGCCGCGCCGCCGATTCTTCGGCGGTATAGCCGAGATCGTCTACCATGTGACGAAACGTCAGCGCCGCTTGCTCGATTTCGGAGGCGCCAGGGTGGCCGGCAAACGCATGCGGATTGGCGAACATCAGGTTCGCCGCAAGTTGCATCGCGCCCTCGATGCGCGCCGGGTCCGTGGTGGCGAGATCGCCGCGCACCTTCTTGACCACGCTCGGCGGGGCCACTCCGGTTTGGTCCACCAGCGCCTTGAGCGCGCTTGCATCGCCTCCAAGAGCCTCGTAGACGCGATCCAGGTCCTTCCGGTCGTCCGCGTCGTAGGGATTGAAATCGCCGCCCTGCGGGCTGGTGAAGCGTTCGTAGGCCCTGCGCAGCGCCAGAACGTCCTTTGTCGCCGCGTCATATTGCCTCAGCGCCGCGTTGCGCTGGGTTTCCAGAAGCGCGGCGTCGTTCTCGATATCGGAGCGCGGAAAGAGCGGGCCAAGTCCCGCGCTGGCATCGATGATCCGCCGCTCGTGCTCCTCGGCCGCCTCGCCGGATGCCTTGCGGCGTTGGGCGTCGATCTTCGCCGTCTCGGCCATGGCGTAGCCGATGTAGCGCCGACGCTCCTCGGGGCCGAGCGGCAGGTCAGGATCCCACAACGCCTCCTCGATCAATGTCGCCGTGTCGTCGGTGACGCCCATGCGCGCGGACGCCCATTGCGCGATCTCGCCAACCGTCTTGCCTTTCAGCACCGTCTTGTTGGCCGCGATCATGGCGTCGGCCTTGGCCTCCGGCACGCCGCCCGCCGTCAGCGCTTCGCGGATTCCGTCGGCCGGCGCGGCGGTGAGCATAGCGAGCGCCCCTCCGGCGCCAAGAAAATGAGCCAGATAGAGATTGCGGGCGGTCGCGACGTGGCCGGCCCTTTCCAGAATATCAGCGTTTTCCCCGGCCAGCGCCTCGACCATTTGCCGCGACAGAGGCCCATCGCCGCGCATCTCCAGGATTTCCTCGCGGCTGCGTCCTTCCGTCAAGTCGGGCCTGTGGCGGGCGAGCAGATCGAGCCAGGTCGATTCGAGAAACTGCCCCGCTCCGGCGGCGGTCGAGGTTTCCGACGCCGCTTGCGGGTCTCCGGCCGATTCGGCCAGGACGATGCGCTCGACGACTGAGGCGCGCTCCGGTCCTGGCGGCAGGCCGCCGCGACTCGATGCGTGGACCACGGCCTCGGCGATATGGCGCCCCTCTGAGTTCGCCATGGCCCGGCTGGCGATCTCCTCGCTGACGCCGTAGAGCGGCTGACGCCCGAGTTCGTCGTAGATGGACCGCATTTCGGCCGACAGCGCGGCGTATTCTGGGCTTCCCGTCTCGCCTTCGTGCGCCATCGCCGCCATGCGGTCGTCTATGGCCGAAGCCCGCGTCAACATGGAATCCTTGGCGGCCTTGAAGGTGGCCGCGTGCAACTCGCTTTGCAGCGCGTTATAGGTCCGCGTTGTCGCGATTCCGAGCTGACCGGCGATTTTGGCGCGCGTGAAGGGATTGGGTTCGCGCTTCTGCAATTCGCCCGCGTAACCCTTCGCCCATGCCTTGAATTTCTCTGGATGGCCGGCGTTTTCGAGCCGGGCGCGATGCATGTCCTCCTCGATACGCAAGGCGGACTCGGAAAGTTTGCGGTTTTCGACCGCGCGCGTCAGTTCGTTGACGCCCTCCGCGGTCTGGGCGAGGACATTGGCGAGCATGCGGCCCGGCACCGCCACGTCGGCGGCGGTGACGCGGGAGGTCGGCGCCTCGGTCGTAACCAAGCGGCGCGAAAATGACGGAAGCTCGACCATCAGGCGGCCCCGGCGGCCTGTTGGCTGGCCGTCGTGAAGGCGGCCGTCACACCTTTCAGGCCGCCATAGAGCCAGGCGCTATCCGCCGATTGGCTGAAAAACCGCGCCGAGCGCGTATCCGAGGAAACCTGGGCGAGGATATTGCCGACGCGAATGCGGCGCTCGCGCTCGGCGATGCCGCCTTCTTTCTCAATGATCGCCCGCGTCGTCGGGCTGTCGGGCGAGATGCCGCTCGACGCGCGAATGGAGCGAATGTTGGAAATGACGTTCGCCAGTTCCTCGCGCACCGCCGTGTCGGTCTGAGCGGCGGCGATCTTGCCCTGCCGGGCCGCCGTTCGAGCTTCGGCCGCCTTGAACGACATGGCGCGCGATTCCGCGGCACCCTCCGCTAGACCGGAAGCGACCTGCAAGACAAGGTTTCCCATAGAAAACTCCGCGCGAGGACTATCCGCGGCGATCATGGCCGAACCCCGAAAGGTGACAACGCACCGCACGGTGCGTTGCCGCGCCGGGACCGCTTGCCCAAAGTCGCCGGTATGACGCTGGAAGCCCTCGACCTCGCCACGTTTCGCCGCAACGGGATGTTGACCGTCGACGCCACGATCAACGGGCTAGATGGCACGGCCGCCAATCTCACCGGCTTTACCGGCGATTCGATTCGCTGGGCGATCTCGAAAAGCCGCCGCGGCCCGCGTCTGGCCACGTTGAGCCTCACCGCCAACACGTACGGCGATATTACGCTCACCGGGGCGGCGGCGGGGCTGATCCGCATCCAGTTCCGCGCTCCCGTGCCCCCGGCCGATCCCGACCCGTTCGCGGCTGGCTTGTATTGGCAGGAATGCGAGGTGGTGCTGGCCGAAGCGACCGAGACCAAATTTTTCGGCCCGGTGCGGATCGAACCGTCAATGTTTGCAAATGAGGAATAGGGATCATGGAAAAGGTATTCAGGGGTGCCGATGTGACGATTGTAAACCCGGCGACGGGAGAGCCATACGACAGTTCGGCACCGATGCCGGTCGGAGTAGGCGCCGGATCGGCGGTAGTTGGCAAGGTCGATCATACGACCACCGGAATAGGCCATGGCGTCAAGACTGTTACGGCAGCCGGGACAGATCTTGTTCTGGCAGCGTCTACTCCGGCCAAGTGGGTGACGATCCAGGCTCAGACAGACAACACCGGGATTATCGCGGTCGGCGCGACGGGTGTCGATGCCACGGTGGCGACCGGGACGGGTGTCGCTCTAGCGGCTGGCGAGAGCGTAACGCTGCCCATCGACAATCTCGCCGATATCTTCATCGACGCCACGGTGAGCGGTGAGGGCGTGCGCTACACCTACGGGACATAGACCGTGACCGGAACTCCACTCAGCCTTGTGGTCCCAGGGATGCCAGGGATCATCGGGCAGGCCCAGGTTCCCGCGTGGCGGCGCATCCTCAACCTCGCCACGGCGGACGGCTGGACGGGGCTCTACGACCCGACCAACCCGAATACACGGACGCTGCGGGTAGACGGGGCGGACAGCTACTTTTCGGCCATAGCGGACGGACTTGGCAATCTGCCCGATCTGGTGCAGGCCACCGAGAGCAAGCAGATGTTGCTTTCGGTCGGTGCATTTGGGAAGTTAGACGCGGCGATGGGCAACGCGAATCTCATAACATCGATGGCCACAAACGCCTTTGCGGATTTGGCGCAACCATTTTTCGGTATCATAATTGGAAAATTAACTTCGGCCCTCGGGGCAAATCGAAAGCTGGTGGATGGAGTTTCTGGCACAAAAAGAATGTTAATTTCCACAAATGGCACATCGTTTTTAATATATTCAGGGGCAACACTCGCAGGGGCCAACGAAGATAATAATTCGCATGTCCATGGCGGGTTTTATAATGATATGGGTTCGGAATTCTATATTGACGGTGCGTTGAGTGCTAGTGGTGCGGCTGGAACTCAATCAGTATCTGGATTTACGATTGGGACGCAGTTTGATCTGGCGTCGTCTTGGTGGATTGGGCCGATAGGACCCTTGCTCTTTTACCATGGCAACCCCGGCACCGCGAAGATCGGCCGCATGTTCGACCTTCTGCACTCGCTCACCGGCATAGCGCAGGCATAGAAAGGCACCGATAATGAAAGTTTCGATGGCGGTTTTATCGACGCTCGTCCTCGCCGGCATGTCCGCCCTGCCTGCCGCCGTCACGCTACCGCCCCCACAGTACGACCATGAACCGAAGGTCAAGTACGAAATCATCGAGGTGCCGTGGCACAAAGTCGCGGAGGTGTGTCCCGGACGCGGCCGGGAGGGGGCCTGCGCCGTCGATTTCGGTCCGCTCGGCTGGACCATCGTCATGCCGGAGCGCGACGGATCGTTCCTGGCGGACGATTGGGGACGGCTGTTGCGGCACGAGAAGGGCCATCTGAATGGCTGGTCGCGCGCGCATCCCGACACCTATCTGTGCGGCGACGCGCGATGCTCCTGGCTCTATTCGGTGGAGCGGGGCGACGAGCGGCGGCGTTGAGATTGTCGGGAATAACTCGGAGCTTTGGAACCGCTCTCTGCTGACCGACATCGGCCTCGACCCCGACACGATCCTTGCCGAGGGCGAAGCGGACGAGTTCGCCTGATCCCCGCGCATAATGCGGTGCGTTGCGGTTAGCCGCCCGATTCTCATCATCGCGGGCATGGCACGCATCGCCACAATCGCCCTTGCGGCATGGCTGGCCGCGCTCCCCTGGGGCGGGGCGGACGCGGCGTTCTGCGCCAGCAACGATTTTGTCGCCGCCGATCTGAAGGCGCGCTTCGCCGAGACGCCGGTCGCCGTCGGCCTGATCCTCGACAGCAAGGTCATGCAGGTCTTCGCCTCGGATATCGGCACCTGGAGCGTCGTGCTGACCGACACGCGGGGCATCGCCTGCATCGTCGCGGCGGGCACCGACTGGACGACCGTCACGCCGCCGCCCGAGCCGGAGGGGGACCCTTCTTAACCGCGCCGCCGCAAGACATGCCAAGGCAGAATCGATGGAGAGGTTTTTCAAGATGAACAGGCCCAATCTCGACCAAGCGACCGTGCGGAGATTATTCCGCTACGATCCAATCACGGGCAACCTGATTTGGCGCTGGCGCGACGATGTGCCCAAGGACTGGAACACGAAATATGCCGGCAAAGTCGCTGGCTCGATATGGAGACCACGGAACCGGAAAACATCGTATCGGCGGGTCGGTATCCTCGGCTGGAAATTTTTCGCGCATCGCGTGATCTGGCTCTACATGACCGGCAAATGGCTGGCTGAAATCGACCACGCGGACCAGGACGGTCTTAACAACCGATGGGCGAATTTGCGAGAGGCGACACAGGCCCAAAACAAGGCAAATTCCGGCGCTAACCGAAACAACAAGCTCGGCATTCGTGGGGTGCGTTTCCGCAAACAATGCGGTCGCTTCACGGCGCAAATCGGGGTCGAGGGCAAGCAGCGATACCTTGGCCTTTTCGACACGGAAGAAGAAGCCAGAGCCGCGTACCTCATAGCCGCTACCGAAGTATATGGTGAATTTGCGAGGGTCGCGTCGTGACCGCGCTATTGCTCGCCGGCCAGATCGTCCTGGCCTCCTGGTACGGTCCCGGCTTCCATGGGCGCCTCACGGCGAGCGGCGAGCGGTTCGACCAGAACGCCGCGACATGCGCGCACAGGACGGCAAAATTCGGAACCGTGCTGCGGCTGACGCGCCTCGCCAACGGCAAGACCGCGACGTGCCGGGTTTCGGACAGAGGGCCGTTCGTGGCGGGCCGGGCGCTCGACGTGTCCCGCGCCGTCGCCAAGCGGCTCGGCTTCCTCGACGCCGGGCTGGCGCGGGTGAGAATCGAAAGGATCGACTGACATGTGGAGAATGGCGAAGTCGCTCGACGTACTGTTGGGCCAGATTAACAAGAAGTATCCCAAGCGCTCCAAGGTGAGCGACGGCGGGATAGGCGACGCGAAGCACGCCTCGCGCTCATCCGACCACAACCCTTGGGTCAAGGACGGCAAGATGGGCGTCGTCACGGCGCGCGACTTCACCAACGACCCGGTGAATGGAATCGCATCCGAGGCGCTGGCGGAAGCCCTGTGGGCGTCGCGGGACGAACGGATAAAGTACGTCATATCGAACCGCCGGATATTCAGCGGGACCAACCAGAAGAACGCCGCGTGGCAATGGCGTCCCTACAGGGGCTCCAACCCCCACATTAAGCACGTCCATATCTCCGTCAAGAGCAACAAGCCGAACTACGACTCGACCGCGCCTTGGAACTTGAGCGTGCTCGCCATGCCCACCACCGATGTCAAGGACGTGCAGCGCCGTCTCGTCTCCCACGGTTATGTTAAGGTTGGTGGAATAGACGGCCTGTTAGGCGAAAACACCCGAGGCGCGATCCGCGACTTCCGCGCCAACAACGCCCTGCCGGAAGGCGACCATATCGACGCCGCTCTGCTCAAGGCAGTGAGGAACCCAAACGCCGTGCGGCCGGTCATCCTGCCGGAGCGGGCCAACGCCACGGCGAGCGACCTTCGCGAAAAGGGCAGCGTGATCGTCAAGGCCGCCGATGTGCAGAAGGTCGGGACGGCGGCTGTCGGGACGGCCACGGTCGCCAAGGGCGCCTTCGACGTGTTCAAGGACACCGGGGAACAGGTTTCCGAAATCACGGACTCGCTGTCGCCGTTCCAAAGCTTCCTCGCCTTCTTCTCCGAGGGTGAGTGGGCAAATTGGATCTGGGTGCCCATCCTCATCATCGTCCTGCTCATCGGCTGGCAGGCCGTCGCAATCGCGCGCGCGCGTGTCAAAGACCACCAGCTGAACAATACCTCCGTGATCAACCTGACGGAGTAACCAAGGAGAACTGACATGGCACCTTCACTCGGACGGATAGTGCTCGTCGAATTGCCGGCGGGCGAAGAGTTCAACGGTTCGCGCATACACCCGGCCGTCGTCACCGCCGTACATTCGGAGACGATGATCAATGCGAGGGTTTTCGTCGATGCAGACAAGAATCCGCTGTGGTTGACCTCGATCCCGCGCGCCGACACAGGCGGATATGGCGGCGCGGTCTGGTCCTGGCCGCCTCAGGTACAAGGAGAACCGACATGACGTTCATTCTCATCGCTATCGCCTTCATCGGCGGCTTTCTCGTCGGCCGCTATGTCGGCATCAATGGCTGGGCCACGACGGGCGGCCTCATCGCGGCCGCAGCCGCCGTCGCCTGGGAATATCTGGGCAGCCTCTTTACTACCGTGCAGGGCTGGTTCTGATGGGCTGGTTTCCCCCGGCCCTCATCCTCGCCGGCTTCGCGGCCATCGCCTATGCCGGCGTCATAGCCCGCGAGCGGCATGAGGCGTTCCTGGATCAGCGCACCCCGCTCTATCTCGCCGCCGCGATGTTCGACTTCGGGCTGGCCTCCGCATTATTGGAGACGGTGCCATGAGCGACCTTTTCTGGTGGGCCATTGGCGGCTTCGGGCTGGGCATCCCGCTGCTGCTCGTCGGCGCCATCCTGTTCTTCGGCTGGCCCGTCGTCGCGGCGATCCTCATCCGGTATTGGAAAATCCTGCTCCCGGTCGGTTTGGCCATTCTCGCTGCGCTCGGTCTCTACGCGAAGGGACGCGCCGAGGGCCGCGCCGCCGAGCGAGCGAAGCTCAAGAAGCTCACCGAGAAGGAGGTCGCCAACGCCGCCAAGGAGCGGAAGCGGATCGACGGACTGACGGATGCACAAGTCGATAGGGAGTTAGCGAAATGGGATCGAAAATAGCCGCACTGGCGATTGCCGGGTTTGTCCTCGCCGGATGCGCCGACACCGTGGGCCTGACAGGCTCTTTCTGCGACCCGCGCTCCGGCATCGAGCAGATACGGCTCACCGCCGCCGAACGGGCCGCGCTGACCGCCGAGCCGAAGCGCAAAGTCCTCGCCGTTAATGTCTATGGCGAGAAAAATTGCGGCTGGAAGCCGTAGGCTGGAGGCGTGGCGGATGCGAGCCTTACAGCGAGCGGTCATCGTCGCGCTCTGCGTGGCGCCTATGGCGGCGTCGGCGCAGGACGTTAGTAGCCCTGGCGGGGATCTGACAGTTCAGGCCCAAGCCCAGGTTCCGCTTCGCGAGTTTCTTTCATCCAGGCAGGACCAGCAATATGCCGACCTGTTGAGCCGCATCGAGGCCACCGAGAAGCGGCTGCGGCTGGTTATGGACGAGCGGGACCGACAGTACGCGCAGCGGTTCGACGCGCAGCGGAGTGCCGTCAATGCCGCGCTGGCCTCGGCGGAGCGCGCCCTCGACAAGGCGGCGACCGCATCCGAGAAGCGGTTCGATTCGGTGAATGAGTTCCGGCAGACTCTGACCGATCAGGCAACGAACTTCATGAACAAGCAGACGGCGGAGGCCAACTTTACGTCGCTGCAAGACCGCCTGAACAAGGTTGAGCTTCTGGTCAACACCATCCAATCCGCAGGCCAAGGACGGGCGGACTTCATCGGCTGGATCGTGGGCATCGGCGGGGTGCTCGTCGCTTTCGGGGCGCTGATATTCAACATGCAAAAGGCCAAGCTGCCGGAGGTGTATGAATGACAGAGCACCGCGACGGCCACGATGCCCCTCCATTGATCATCGAACCGTTCGCCGGGCGTGGCATGCTCGTCCAAGAACTGCCGCGCCCGGTCATCGCATACAACCGTCCGATAAGTTGGCCATGAAGGCATTCTACCGCTACGCCGCCTGCTCCAGTTCGGAGGTTATCGATTCGGCCCAACGTCGAACATCGTCTGTAACCTCACCCAGTTCAGCTGCGAGAGTGGCGTAAAGGGGAATCTCTTCTCCCTCGGCAGCCGCATCCCAAATAATGTCGTGCGACAAATCGCTGATGCCATTTGCCGTGTACCCGCATACGTCTTCAAGGATCGCTTTGGCGAGGGCCCGTTCGTCGTCGGAGAGGCTCTCTATCTCTGGCGGCGTCAACGAGATAAACTTGCGCGGGTCATACATAAATTCCGGCTCTTGAATGAGGATTTTCCCCTCGTCCCGCAACTCGCGCAGAATCGCCAGAATGTGCGCTGGGACGGGTCCACGCTGCCGCTTGACATAGCTTTCGCCAGTAACGGATGCGCCATTCGTCTGATAGGCGATCACATCGGTAAACCATAGTGATTTGTTTAATCTCACGGCCCCGAGACGGCCGGGATGATCGCGGCATTCATGCACGAGAAAGTGCACGAGTGCCTTGAACTTCTGAGTCGTCATGGTCGCTGCTTTCCTAGGTCAAAAAAATCGCTGGCTGGTCCTCATATAGCACTTGACAATGGGAAAAAATAGAGTCTAGCGGCGCCTTTGAAGCAAATCACCGATAGGTCAATCGCTTGCCCTTCATGCCCGCGAGCGCCTGACCGGCCCTTTCCTCATCCTCGACACCAAGCGCCGAGCGGCGGTTGTAGCGGAAATCGAACTCTGCCAGATAGCGCGGCAAGTACCTTTCGCTGACGTGATGGAACGTACCGATCACGCCGCGCTTCAGGATCGAAAAATAGTTTTCGGCAGTGTTGGTATGAACGAAGCCGCCGAGGCGAACATACTCATTGGCCGAATGGTTGACGGTCGAATGGCCAGCGAACTCCTTGCCGATGCCGGCGTAGGTCGGCGCATCGTCCGTCATTAGGTGCGACTGGCGGTCGGCGATCTTCTCGATAGCCTCGCCGAGAGTGGCGGCTGACACGTCTGCGACACGACGCGAGCTAACCTTGCCCTGGCGCTCGACCAGCGAGAACACGGCGACCTTCTTTGGCGGCGGCGCATAGGCGCGGTTCTTCGCCTTGCCACCGACGAAACTTTCGTCTGCCTCAATCACCTTGTTCTGTCCACCGAGCGGGCCGAGCGAACCATCGCGCATGGCCTCGCGGATGCGGTGCGCGAGGAACCACGCCGTCCGATATTGAACCTCTAGGATGCGGTGCAACTGGTGCGCCGAGATGCCCTTCTTCGAGCACGCCATCAAATGAACCGCCTGCAAAAACTTTTGCAGCGGAATGCGGCCATGCTCGAAAACGGTTCCGACCTTGACCGTGAATTGCTTGCCGCAGTTGCCGCAGTTGCCGCACTTGTGCAGGCCGTAGCGGACACGCTTAGACGGGTTCGCCTTGATCTTGCTGATCCGGTCCATGCCGCCGCAATGCGGGCATACAGGGCCGTCCGGCCACAGCAAATTCTCTAGATGCTGAAAAGCCGCTTCCTCATCGTGAAAGTAGGGGCGCGATAGTACCGACATTGGGTCTCTCCTTGACCCCACTAATATGGCACATTTCAGCTAGGTTTGCAAGATGCATAATCGCCGGTTATTATGCCGCCCAAACTGATGTGACTCGCATGGCATCACATCTCTTTGCCCGTGTGAGCAATATGATGGGACGGTTCATTTCCTGCCGAGCCCCGGCTGGCTGCCCTTGCATGGGCGAGCAACGTCCCTCAGTAAGATCAACGCCTCCCGCTTGATTGTGGATCAGGAGGTCGTTGGTTCGAATCCAACCAGCTGTACCAGCCCCGTCAACCACTTAGCCACTGTCGGCGTTCCACACGTTCCAGAGCGCGTTCCAAGGCTTTGTTCGGCCGATGTTCACCCTACCGCCGCCAGCACCGCCACCAAGACGAGCACGATGGCGAAAGGCACCCATACGTTCCGCGTGCGGTGGCCGAAGTCGCTCATTTATCTTTGTCCCAAGTCGCCGGCGCGCCGGGTCGCTTCCGAATGTCGATGATTTTATGAAAGCCATCGTAATCGTTATATTTCGCTAGCTCGCGGATTGCATCGAGCAATTCATCTTTCGACAAAGTTTCAATCGGTTTCCCCATCCACAATATGATTTTCGGATCGCTCACTTTTCTTTCCCCCGATGTTGAAGCCGCCGCCGCGCCACGTCGCGCGACGCCTCGGCAATGTTGCGGGCGTAGCGCCTCGACGTGAAGTTCGGGTCGCTGTGAGCCGCCTGCTTGGCGATGTGGTGGATGTCGGCCCCGGCGTCGTCGGCTTCGGACACGCCGCCGGCGCGGAAGTCGCGATTCCATATCGTGCGAGGGATGCCCGCCGCGTCG